CAAAGCTCGAGCAAGTTGCTCTTAAGAAAAAATATTACAAAAAACCAGATTTTTTGTATGTCATCGCTGATACTATACTTTTTCTGGCAGAACGTGGTTACCAAATTTATTTAACTGGTGACATTAATTGTATCTTTCATTCAGGTGGTACCTATAAGAAGGTTTATGACAATTGTCGTGAATTGCAGAGGAAATCTCATCTTTTACATAATCCAGAAGAGTATGGATTCACAGAAAGTGAATTTAGATCTGATTTGGATGACATTATTGAAAAGCTTCAGAATATTTCTAAATATTCTATGCGATTGGAGAAAAGTGACAGGGAAACTATTAAGTTCACACTTAACGATATGTTGATGATGCGTGATGACTTGAATACTAAGTCGGCCGCTCGTCGTAATCGTAAAGCACCATTTGCTGTTCAAATATTTGGAGATTCTGGAATTGGTAAGACGACATTGACTAATATCATATGCACATATTTTGCAAAGCATGAGAACCTCCCATTGGGGGATGAGTTCCGTTATACTGTTAATCCAGCAGCAAAATATTGGGATGGATTTGTTTCATCTTGTCATACCATAATTTTGGACGATGTTGCCAATGAGGCCCCTGAAATGAATGATCCGAAATCTTTGAATCAAATTATTCAGATAATCAATAATGCCTCCTATTGCCCTGATCAAGCCTCGTTAGAGAATAAAGGAAAGACGCCCTTGAGGGCTAAGCTAGTAGTCGGTACGACAAACGTGAAAAACTTAAATGCTTATCATTATTTTTCATGTCCGTCCGCTGTCCAGAGACGCTTTCCATTTATCATCACACCGACGGTGCGATCCCAGTATAGGGATGAAAGAGGAATGTTGTGTTCCGCTAATGTGCCGCCTGGCCCATATCCAGATCTATGGACATTTAATGTCGATTTGGTTAAACCGGTGCCCGTCAGCGGTGGAAGAAGACTTGCAGAATTTGAAAATATACACACAGATATTGACCTACGTGGTTTATTGATGTGGTTGGGTAAAACCATCACAAGTTTCAATACTGACCAGAATCGAGTTCAAGATTGTATCGCTGAAATGCGCAAAGTTAATTTGTGTATGTGTTGTTCATTACCAGATACTATGTGTGTATCAACGGTACAAAGTGACACTACGACTGTGGTTTCATCTATTATTGGACTACTTTGGCTTAACTTCATATGGAACAGTTATTTTGTCCAGTTGACCCGACTTTACTTTTATTACTATTTCATGAGTAAATTTTGCAAAAGAAAGTTTAATATGTGCATTCGTGCGCTGAAAAGGAGAAGTATAACACGAGAAGACTGGTCCCGTATTGGTGAATCTGTTCAAGGAACGATAAGTAATCCTAAAGTATTAGCAACTATAGCAACTTTCACAGTTGCGGCTTATGCTATGTACAAAGTGTATAAGACTATTCGGCCCCAGGGTAAGGAAACTAAGCTTGTTGGTGAACGTCCTATTGCTGAATTTGATGGTCGAGAAAATGTTTGGTATAACAATTCATTTGATCTATGTCCCGCAAATTTTACGCGTGAAAGTTCGTCCTCCAAAAGTATGGAATTCAATGCTTTTTGTAAAAAAATATCTGCAAATGTTATTGTTATGAAAATAACTAAGACTGAATCATCGGGATTCACGGAAGGTCGAGCATTAGGGTTAGGAGGTCATGTCTATATAACGAACAACCATAATATACCCCACCTGAGTAGACCAACTTATATTGATGTTATTCAATCTTGTTCACTTGGAGTGAATTCTAATTTGAAGTTTGTTATGTCCGAGAGCGATGTTTATCGTATTCCATCTAAAGACATAGCTTTTCTTACATTTAGAGCATTGCCACCAAAGAGACATATCGTCAAGTATATCCAAGTGGGTAAATCTAACGGGATATTTGATGGAGCTTATGCTTCTAAAGATAGTAAGGGAAAATATAATTCTATTCCCGTTGTAACGATTAAGCGAACTGCAGAACGTAATCTCAATTTTCAGAATAAGAACATCAACGCGAAAGCCAATATGTGGTTTGGAGAATTGCGTGAATCAAAAACGGTAGATGGTGATTGTGGTTCTCCCCTGATCATAAACAGTTCTTATGGTTACAGTATTGTTGGCTTGCATTGTTTAGCTGGCAATTTTGATAAAACTGTTTTGGCTACGGAAATTGATGGAGCATTTGTATCTGAAGTTTATAATAGTTTAAAGAATTTCAATGTTCAATCAGGGAATTTATCATCGATATCTTCTGTTAATATTAAACGTGAGGTTGGCGATTTGCACAAAAAATCCGTCTTCCGCTATATTGATAATGGTTGTATTAATGTTTATGGTTCTTTCACCGATTTCCGTGGTAAGGCTAAGTCTAATGTTGAAAACTCACCGATGAGTGCTTTCCTTATGGACAAAGGTTACGAAGTGAAATATTGTAAACCTGAAATGAAATCATGGGTCCCGTGGCATATTGCTGCAAAGGATCTAGTGAGACCCATTTCGGAACTCGATACTGGTATCCTCGATCGCTGTGTCGTGGGGTATATCAACGATGTTTGCGATAATCTTGAAAATTTAGATAATGTGAAGGATATGCTAATGGTCCTTGACGATTTTACTACGATCAATGGGGCTCAAGTTGCCTACATAGATAAGATGAAACGTAACACCAGTGCTGGTAATCCATGGAAGAGATCGAAGAAGTATTTCTTGCGTAGTATACCACCTAATCATGGTATGCAGGATCCTGTCGAAGTGGATGAAGAGATTGGTGACAGAATGGACGCTATATTAGAGTGTTACCGTCAGAATCAACAATTTCATCCAAATTTTTGTGCCC